GCTTATGCTTTAGCAATAGTAATAGTTCCTGCCGAACTATCTATATCTAAAGTAGATGACAAGCTTCTTACCAACTCTCCTGAAGTACAAGTTAATGTAACTGTTACTCCGTTATCGTCTCCTAAAGCTGCACCTGTGTTCACTTCTACACTTGATAGTCTTGCATAATGTTTTACGTTAAAATCGTCTGAATTATCCTTGTATTTGTCAGAAGCACCCATAACGAGTTTTTCTCCACTAAACATTTGGATAATCGCAACGCATTGCTCGTTACCAATTTTCTCGATTGCAGATAAGGTATCATCTTTCACATTAGGTGCAAAGAATGTTAAAGTTTGTTCGTACATAATTGTAGAACCATCTTTAGAACCTGTTTGTGTTAAAGAAGCAGAACCCTGTCTTGCCTCTAAAAGATGAAACACTATATTAGAACCTGCTGATGCTTGTTGCAAGTTGCAAGAATGATTTCCTGCTGAACTTGTGAAAACAGTCTGTCCTGTATAGTTTCCCCCTGCTATATCAGAAAACTCGGTAATGCCAATATATTGAACTCCACCTCTAACGTGAAAGTCTGAAGCAGCTAAAGCTAATTTTTCTATTGCCATTTTTAAGTTTTATTTATAGGTTAAAAATTAGGGGGTGTATTTCAACCCCCATAATTTAGTCAATTATTAGTATCCTGTTCCTGACATTGCGTTAGGAGTGTAATACACAGCTAACTTGCCATCTTTTAAGGCACAACCAACAGAGTAAGCAACTCTAAAACGATACTCTTTGTTATCGTTAGAATACCATTGCTCAACAGAGTTGTTGTCAAAGTCAGTAGCTACAACGAAAGCATCTTTTGTTGTTAGCATTGCTCTGTGAGTTTCATTTACACTTGTGCAACCATTGATAGCGGTAGCACTTGCTGCTGCACCTGAAATAGCAGCGTCCCAATCTCTACGAACAACGATAGGAATACCTCTGTAAGTAAGTTGTGGAACACCATTTACCATAGCACCATAACCTGCTGCTGCAAAGTTGTTGTTTTCCAAGTCAGAAGCCATATAGTCATCAGCGATATCTCCTGAAACGAAGAAAACGTGATTTCCTGCTTCTAATAATTCAGCAGATGCACTATCATAAAGACCTTGCATAATCTTCTTACCATTAGTAGCAACTAAAGTAGCATCATCAGCTTGTGTAGCCAATCCTGCATACTCTCTTGTAATTGCAGTAGCTGAAGCATTGAAAGCAGCCTCAAAGACACCATCATAAACACCAAAAGTAGCGTTTGGAGTGGTGCTATCTAAAGTAGATAACCATAACTGACGATTGAAGTCAGATTGCACCCCTCTACCAATTAGGTCAAGTAAAATACCTTTAACAACACTACCATCAACATTGTCGAAGTCGTGTCCACCTCTTAATAACTGACCCTTCATTTTGTTGAATAAAGAGTTTCCCGCAAAAGCAACTTCAGCTTCCATTCTCTTTGGAGTGATTGTTACAGCAGCACCATGTTCAGTAGCTTCAGAAGTAAAAGGATTTGAACCATCAAAAGCCTTTGTAATTCCACTTAATTTGTCGAACTTATCAATTACGATAGTTCCTGCAACATTTGGCATTACGTCCATATATTGCATATAATCTTGACCTAAAAATAAAGGTTCAAGAATTGTCTTATTTACATCATACTGATTAACAGCAGGTAAACTTGCACTTGTTATTGCCATTTTTTCTTATTTTAAAATTATTTACTTTAATATTGATTTAGCAAAAGTATCCCACTCATTGACAATCACATCATCAGAGTTGATTGCAGGTTCTGTGTCTGCTTCTACTATTGTTTCAGTCGCTTCACTTTTGTTTAATTTAGCTTCCATTTCAGATACTTTGTTTTCAAGTTCAGCTATTAAGCTTTCCTTTTCAGAAACAATACCTGATAACTCTTCTTTTTCGTTATTAAGTTCTGTTACAGAGTTGCTTAATTCCTCAAGCTTGTTAGTAACTTCCTCGTTATCGGAAAGAAGAACAGAAACCTCATTTTTAGGAGCAGAAACTTCCTCTCCTTTAACAGCCATTACGATTTCCTCTTTAAGACTGTTAAACCAAGTTTTTAATTCTTCGGTCATTTTCACTTTCTTATTGGTTAATAATAATTTATCATTGACCATATCTTGATTTACATTAGTAAACTTTGATAAGTCAAATGTTGCAGCAACTTTGATTGGCTCTGTTATATAGTTTACAAAACCCATCTCCAACGCTTCTTCGCTTGATAGCCAAGTCTCTTTATCCATCATATTAGATAGTTCCTCGTAAGGTAAGTTTACCTTGTTCTGATATATCTCAATGATTTCATTTTTAATTTTATCTAACAACTCTGCTGTTTTTCTCATATCGGTTGCCTCTCCTTGTGATTGACCAAAAGGATTGTGTATCATAAAGAAGCCATTTTCTGACATTTCTATATTGTCTCCTGCCATTGCTATAACAGTTGAAATAGATGCAGCCAAACCTTCTATTTTGATGTTCACATAACCTCTGTGAGAACGCAAAGCGTTGTATATTGCAATACCGTCAAAAACATTTCCACCAACAGAGTTCATTCTGATAGTGATGTCTTTATCTCCGATATTGCTTATTTCTTTTATAAAGCCTTTTGCAGATGTGCCGAAGCTTCCTATCTCATCATAGATAGAGATTTCTGCATTTTGCTCTTTATTTTCTATTGAATACCATTCGTTCATTTTGCAAATATATTAGTAGTTAATTATTATAGTACGAAACTTTTTACAATACTTATCGTATGTTGTTATGTCTCTTACTTTTTTTGCTTTCTTTATACACTACATTTTGACAAGTTCTGTCCGACACATCATACTTAATAGACAAGTCCATAAACGTATGAGTGCTATGTCCTCTATTGTTTTTAAGCATTTTACTAAAGTCTTCTATAATCATATAGTTCCTCAATCTTTTGGGTTCTATAAGACCTTTTTCTACAAGATGATACACGACATTCTTGATACCTGCATCATCTGAATACTTTGCCCTTATCTCTTTATACATTATTTCAAGGAACTCTATTACAATTTCTTCTTTGTTTTGTCTAACAGCCATAGTGCAATATATTAAAATGTAGCTTGACTTTCTACATTACTAACTCTGTTTTGTGTGTCCGTAACATCACTTTCGACCATAATTACTTTACGACTTGATGATTGCTGTGATATTAAAGATGTTAGTTCTCTTAACTCTCCACCTCTTGCAAACTTCTCTCCTGAATTTATCAAGCCACCATCAGCAAACTTTACTCCGTTTCCATTATAAGAATTTATGGCAGATAGAATTGGCTTGAATTTAGATGTAGATTTTTTATTGATGATTGCTTCTCCACCTTCTGCTTCCATAATTCTACCACCAACAGCAAACTTAACTCCACCGTTAGCGTGTGAATTACCTCTAAACATACCGCCTCTTGTCAATCCACCTTGCTCATATTGGTCGAAAGTACCTTCAGGATTTGTTTCTCCCTGAACATCTCCACCACCACCTATTCCAAACAACTTCATTGACTTTGATAGTAGGGCAACAACAGCAGCGATTGCAACAATATTTAATGGGAAAGGAACAGCAGTACCTGCGTTAGCAACAGCTTCTCCACCCTTTGCAAGTGCAGACTTAATTGTTGCAATTATACCACCCTCTTTTGTTTTGATGTTTAATTGCTCTGCTAAAGTTGCTACGGAAGTTGCAACAGAAGCAGCCTGTTGTAGCTTTGTTCCTATTTTAACAAGCTTATTGTTTTCTCCCATAATACCACCAAGTTCAACCATAGCACCACCCAAGTTGTTTACATCAGCTATTCTTTTCATCATTGCCTCTCTGTTAGCATCAACAACTTCATTATTTAAGTTTTTTTGCTCAAGAGTTATTTGCCTCATCACATCAAGGTCTCCTGCGTAAAGCTTTGCTTTTTCCATTAAAAAGTTCCCCTCAAGATTTAGCAGTTGTAACTTGTGTTGCTCTTCAGATATTAGCTTGTTTGCAAGTTGTTGGTCAAGAAGTGATTTTTCATTGTCAAAAGTGTTTTGCAAAGCTTCCAACTCAACAGACTTTTGCGTATCCTGAAGTTCTATAATCTTCTTTTGAAGTTTCAACTCATCGGCAGAAGTAAGTTCAGCAGCACCCTTCTTGATGGCATTCATATTTTTAATATGCTTTACTTCTTCTTTTAGCTGTAAAACTTTTCTTTGATTATCAGTAACAAAGAGTTGGTCGTTAATTCTGATAAGTTCTTTGTTAAACCTTTCGGTTTCTTTAAGCTTCTTTTCC